CATTGGCGAACTGGTACCTATTGCCGACATGCGTGCTGCAGTAGCTGATGTAGTCACCGCCTTTCGGCAAACGCTAGAGCAGTTGCCGCACCGGACAGGACCGGAGCTGATTGGTAAAGATCTCGATGGCATACGTGCCACGCTAAAACAGGACATTCGCGCTGCACTTTCCGACATGGAGCGCGAATTTACAAAGCGGTTGTCTGAGCAATCTGGAGAGTGAAATGCGTTCAATAAATTACGTTCGCTACATTCAATCAAAAGAATGGCAAGAATTCCGCAGAAAGGCGATCGTAAACGCTGGGTTGAAATGCCAACGCTGCGGACGAGCAAATACAGTGCTTCAAGTTCACCATTTGCATTACAACACGCTACAGAAAGAATCATTTACAGACGTGTTGGTACTCTGTATTCCGTGCCACGAAATAGAAGATAAAAATAGAGAGCATAGCGATGGATTGGAAACCTTTGCCTCTAAGAAATACGGAAACGATTGGTTTATTTCAAGCGATCGGTACGACGAAGTAGAACAAAAATTCAATAATTGGCTAGAAAAAAAAGAGCGTGAGGAACATGGTTACTAACCATAAAATCCAAATTACCGCCAAATCTCTGACGCTTTCAGAGTCGCGCCGGGCAATTCGCCCGAAGCTGCCATTGACCGTTTCGGAGTGGGCAGACGCTAATCGCGTCCTCTCCGGAGAGGGTAGCGCAGAGGCCGGTTCATGGAAAACGTCACGCACGCCCTACCTACGCGAGATCATGGATGCGCTCTCCGAAGAGTCTCCAGTTCGCAAAGTGGTGCTTATGAAATCGTCGCAGGTTGGCGGTACCGAGGCTGGCAGTAATTGGCTGGGGTACATCATTGCGTACGCAAAGGGGCCGGTAGCTGTTGTTATGCCCACCGAGAAATCGTTGCAGGATTGGATGAGTCAGAAGTTTGACCCCATGGCAAAAGACACCCCAGCCCTGGCTGAAGTGATGGCAACCCGCAGCAACCGGGCTGGCGATAACTCGGCATTTCGTAAGCGCTTCATCGGCGGTATTTTCTACGCAAAGACGGCTGGCTCTACATCTGAGCTGAAATCCACCTCACTGCGTTATGCGATTGCAGATGAAGTAGACGAATACGATTGGTCGACGCTGCAGGGTGACCCGCTTGGTCTACTGGAAGTGCGTCTGACCACCTTCCATGATCGCAAGCTGTTTGTACCGAGCACACCGACCATGAAGGACGCAAGCCGGATTGAGGAGCAGTTCCTCCTGGGCGACCAACGGCACTACATGCTGCCGTGTCCTCATTGCGATGAAAAGCAGCACCTGAAATGGCCGAATCTGCGCTGGAAAAAGGAAGGCCGCGTTTGCTCGTCTGCCTGGTATGTCTGTGAGCATTGCGGTGGCGAGATCAGCGAACACAACAAATCGAGCATGATGGCCGCAGGTCGATGGGTGGCGCACAACCCAGAGGGGCTTTGGCGTTCGTATCACATCAATGCGCTTTATTCGCCTATTGGCCTCGGCCTATCGTGGGCAGAGCTGGCAGACGAGTGGATTGAGGCGCAGGAAGACCCGTCCAAACTGATGCGCTTTGTTAATACGCGCCTTGGTGAATCCTGGGCAGATCGGTCGCACGATCTGAAACCAAACACCCTCATGGCGCGTGCCGAGCCTTATGCACTGCGCAGCATCCCAATGGGTTGCCTGGTGCTCACCGCCGGGGTAGATACGCAAGATGATCGCCTAGAGATCCAGATCGTCGGGCATGGCCGAGACAATCGGGAGTGGACCATCGATTATCACGTTATTCATGGAAACCCTGCAGAAAGCCATATTTGGGATGCGCTGGCAGACTACCTATCGGCAGATTTCACCAATGCCTATGGCCGTTCGATGCGCATCGAAGCTACTGCCATCGATACAGGTGGCCACCATACTCACGCGGTCTATGCTTTTGTGCGCAGCCAGCGCGCCCGTCGAGTCATTGCAATCAAAGGTGCCAGTCAGTCTGGTCGTACTATTCTTGGCAAGCCGAGCCACCAAGACGTTAACTGGAAGGGGCAAACAATCAAGAAAGGCGTTGCGCTGTATACGGTGGGTACTGATACAGCAAAACACCTGATCTACGCCCGGCTTAATGGTGACGCCGACAAAGACCCGGCAGAGCGAAAGATGAACTTCTCTACCGAGCTGGAGCCCCCGTATTTTGACGGGCTGGTATCCGAAACGTACAACCCACGCAAAAACCGGTGGGAGATCAAAAAAGGCAAGCGCAACGAGCCGCTGGATACCCGCGTCTATGCTATTGCCGCCAGCCACCACCCGGAACTGTATCTACACAAGTGGCGCCAATCAGACTGGACAAAACGCGCCGCCATGATTGAGCCTGAAGCCAAGCAAGAAGGAGGCCAGGTGCCGGTAAAAAATGAAGACATGCCGTCCGTCAAATCCAGCATCCAAACCAAACCAATACGCCGCTCCGGCGGCTTTGCCAGCAACTGGTAGCGAGGAACTATGCAGACATCCAACGTCGAGGTGCTCTTATCAGCCTGGGGCAAATGGGCGGTTCGTATTGAAAGTCGGGCAATTGGTTTTTCCAGCACATCACCCATGTTCCGCGAAGCACGATTCGGAAAAGGATTTGGCGCTTCAGAACCGGTTGGTATTACAGACGACGATATGCAGGCCGTAGACAAAGCCGTTCAGACGCTGCCCGTTATTTTTCGGGCAACGCTCAACGAATTTTACAAAAGGCCGTGTTCCGTACGCGACCTAAGCGTCAAACTCGGGTGCAGCCACCGAACAGCCAGCCAGTATTTGAACGAAGCACGCAGAAAAGTCTGGCTGGCACTGGCATCAGATGACTGATTAAGGGGGGCATTTGCCCGTCAAACCCGCTTGTATATTGGCCTGCAGCGATTTATTCACGAAAAACTGATTTTTTTTGACAACTTGCAGGCAAGTATCCAAAATCCGACCTAATTCGATAGATTGCGGTTGTTGTCACTAGACAGCAATAGAACAATACCCGGACTGTTCACAGCCGGGTTTTTTTATGGGCAGGGCGCCAGATTATGCAGTTGATCGTCAAAGACAACTTGCGTGATGTGTTGCGCTCAATGGATAAGATCCGATTAGATCAAGTGCCGTTTGCCACAGCAAAGGCGCTGACCAAAACTGCCGAGGAAGTAAAAACCGCTGTTGTCGCAGAGATGGAAAAGGTCTTTGATCAGCCAACCAAGTGGACGCTGAATAGCCTGTACATCAAACCGGCCAACAAGCGAACACTGGCAGCGCGGGTTTGGATTAAAAACTTTGCAGCTAAAGGGCCGTCGCCAGAAGACTGGCTGTTGCCAGAAGTTCAAGGCGGGGCACGCAAACTAAAGCGATTTGAGCGCGCACTGCAAATACGCGGCTTAATGCCGCAGGGAACGATTCTTGCGCCAACGAAACACGTCGATTTAGATGCCAGTGGCAATGTCAGCGGCGGTCAAGTTGTGAGAATTCTGTCTTATCTCAAGGCGTTTGGCGAGCAGGGCTATCGCGCAAACATGACCAATGAGCGTCGGCAGAAGTTTCAAAAGAAGCAGGGCTACGGCTATTTTGCCGGTGCACCTAATGGGCAGCCTCCCGGCATATGGAAACGAATCAATTTTTCAAAAGGAACGGCAGTTGTTCCGATTTTCTTGTTTGTACCGATGCCGCAATACAAGCCACGGCTCGACTTTTTCGGCATTGGCGAGCGCGTTTACAGCAACCGATTTAAAGACCACTTTCGGCAAGCGCTGACTGAGGCCATGAGGACTGCAAAATGATGAACATTCCCGAAAGCTTTCGGGCTGGTGATACCTGCCAATGGATCGATCAGCCGATCACCATCAACGGCACCACCTATGGCAGCAGCGTTTATACCTTGTCATACATCATTGCCGGTCCCGTAGCGCCCATTACGCTTGTTGCTGCGCCTAGTGGCGATGGCTGGCAAACAACCATCAGTCTTTCAGACGCCGAAAACTTTACTGCTGGCAGTTATGCCTGGCAGGCCGTGCTAACTAGCGCAGCCGTGCGCATCACGGTGGCATCAGGCCGTCTTGCTGTCGAAGCCAACCTAGCTGACGCCATTGCCGGATATGACCCGCGCAGCATCGCCGAAAAAGCATTGGCCGAAGCCGAAGCAGCCCTGGCGCAGTATCACGCCACCGGCGGCAAAGTGAAAGAGTACGTCATTGGCCAGCGATCCATGAAGTTTGCCGACTCCACGCAGATCCTGCAGGAGATCAGCTACTGGCGCACTGAAGTCGCTAAAGAGCGCAACAAAGCCAGAATTGCCGCCGGTCTGGGTGGTGGCAATACTTTGGGAGTCATGTTCCGATGAGCAATTGGCACAATCTTGCGCCGGAGACTATGCCCGGCACATCAGCCGTGCGCAGCCAACCTGTGCGCCAAAATACCGTACAAACCATGAGCCGAGGCACGCGTTCGTTTGATGCGGCGCGGGTAGATCGTCTGACCGCACAATGGCTGGCCACCTCAAACTCTATTGACCAGGAACTGCGCTTTGATCTGGATCGCCTGCGTCAGCGCAGTCGCCAGCAAGCCAACAGCAACGATTATGTGCGCAAGTTCCTATCGATGGTTTCACGTAACGTCATAGGACCCACAGGATTTACGCTGATGTGCCGGTCAATTGATGCACCGGGGAAACCCGATGGTCTGGCTAATAACGCCATTGAGTCGCACTTTGCACGCTGGGCACGTAAGGGCGTCTGTGACATCAGCGGCCGCATGAGCTTTGCTGACTTGCAGCGCGCCATCATCAAGGCTGTCGCGCGGGACGGCGAGGCTTTGGTACTGCGAATCCGTGGTAATGGCGCCATGAATAACTATGGCTACGCCCTGCAGCTACTCGACATTGCTCGTCTAGACACTCAGATGAATATGACGACGCTACGCAACGGCAACAGCATTGTCATGGGCGTTGAAATGAACCCGGCACAGCGCCCGGTTGCGTACTGGCTCTTTGAAAATAACCCAGGTGGCCCACAGGGCGGGTCACAGCATCGTCGGATTCCAGCCGAAGACGTCTTTCATATCTACACCATGGATCGCCCCGAGCAGACGCGCGGCTTCCCGTGGCTGCATACTGCCTTGCTGCGACTTCATAACCTCAAGGGTTACGAAGAGGCTGCCGTCATTGCCGCACGCGTTGGCGCCAGCAAGATGGGGTTTTTCACAACTCCGGATGGCGACCCGTCTGCATTGGCCGGTGGCACCGATGGCAATGGCCATTACGTGACCGAAGCCTCGCCGGGCACCTTTGACGTCCTGCCCGTTGGCGTTGAATTCCAGTCATATAACCCGGACTACCCGCATCAGCAGTACGGCGAATTCGTCAAAGCGGCTCTGCGTGGCATCAGCTCCGGTCTGGATGTCTCATACAACTCGCTGGCTAACGACCTGGAAGGCGTCAGCTACTCGTCTATCCGTTCTGGCGTGCTGGAAGAGCGCGATCAGTGGATGACCCTACAAGGCTGGTTTATCGAAGCATTCCTGATTCCGGTTTATGAAGACTGGCTGCAAACCGCCTTGATCAATGGTGCCATCACCCAGATTAACGGCTCGGCATTGCCGTTAACCAAGATCGACAAGTTTCTGGCCCACGTCTGGCAGGGCCGTCGCTGGCAATGGGTCGACCCGCTCAAAGACATTGAAGCGGCGCGCCTATCGATCCAGACGGGCGTTGCCAGCCCACAAATGATCGCCGCACAGCTTGGCGTCGATGTCGAAGACATGCTCGACGACATCGCAAGGTTTGAGCAGTACGTACAGCAAGCCGGTGTCAGCACCGTCAATTTCAACAACCAGCCGATGGCAGCACCGGCAGACACAACCGCATAGGAGTTTCGTATGTCATCGAAACACATCAAACCGGGCAGCAAAATCGAACGGGCGCTCATTGTTGAACGGGCGCTCATCGATGTTGAAGCCCGTACCGTCGAACTGGCGTTTGCCAGTGAGACACCTTATGAACGGTACTGGGGCATAGAGATTCTTGATTGTGCCCAGACCTCCATCCGACTTGGCCGGTTAACTACCGGCGGCCCGCTGCTCATGGATCACGACAGCCGGGATCACGTAGGTGTTATCGAATCCGTCCAGATTGGTGCCGACAGGGTATGTCGCGCCATCGTGCGTTTTGGGAAAAGCGCCAGGGCAGAAGAGGTATTTCAAGACGTGCAAGACGGTATCCGACGCAATGTCAGCGTCGGCTACATGATCCATGAAGCCACCCTGGTTGAAACGCGCGAAGGCAAGGAAACCTACCGCGTTACCGACTGGGAGCCGTTTGAAATCTCCATGGTCTCCGTACCTGCCGATGCCAGCGTAGGCGTTGGTCGGGCGGCCGAACAGGAGCAAAGCATTGAATTTGTCGAACAGCCCGATCTTGAAGAAGACAACGAGGAAGAAGACAAAAGCACCCAACCCGAAACAGAAGCCAAATCACTCACCTTTGGAGGTAACACTATGTCCGATACTAATATCGACCAGATCCGCGAAGATGTTCGCAAAGAAGAACTGCGCCGCACCGCAGAAATCCAGGCCATGGGCGAGCAGTTTGCCCGTTTTGGTAGCGACAAGATCGCTGCCGAATGCCTGCGTAATGGTGACAGCGTAGAAGCTACCCGTGCCAAGATCATGGAAAAGATTGGCGCACAGGCCATGCCGTCTGCTGATCTTGGCATGAACGATAAGGAAGTCCGTCAGTATTCGGTGCTGCGTGCCCTGAATGCCATGGCAAACCCAACTGACTCGCGTGCCCGTGAAGCTGCGGCCTACGAATTTGAAGTCAGCCGCGCCTATGCCGACAAGATGAGCAAAGACGTCAAGGGCATCATTGTGCCGCACGATGTACTGGCCCGCACGCTGGAAGTTGGCACTGGCAACAGCTCAACAGGTGGCCAGCTGGTTGCAACCAATCTTCTGTCTTCGGACTTCATCACGCTGCTGCGCAACGCCATGGTCATCAATGGCCTTGGTGCTCAATTCCTGAGCGGCCTGAATGGCAACGTGGCAATCCCGCGTCAAACTGGCGGCGCTGGCTTCTACATGGTCGCTGAGTCGGGTTCGGTCACAGCATCAGATCAGGCATTTGACCAAGTAACACTGGCCCCGAAAACCGGTGCCGCAAAGACTGTTATTAGCCGCAAGCTGATGCTGCAGTCGTCGATCGACGCAGAGGCCATGGTGCGCAATGACCTGGCCAGCGCCATCGGCCTTGGTATCCAGAACATGGCGATTAACGGCAGCGGTTCTAGCAATCAGCCAACCGGCATCCTGGCAACATCGGGCATCGGTTCGGTTGCTGGTGGCACCAACGGTGCTGCACCGACCTGGGCCAATATGATCGATCTGGAAACAGCAATCTCTGTAGCCAATGCTGACGTTGGCAACATGGCCTATCTGACCAATGCCAAGGTACGCGGCAAGCTGAAGCAGACCTTCAAGAATGCCACCTACGGCGAAAACCCAGTTTGGACAGATGGCAACCTGGTGAACGGCTACAACGCCGCAGTCACTAACGCCGTGCCGTCGAATCTGACCAAGGGCACCGCATCGGGCACCTGCTCGGCAATCGTCTTTGGTAACTTCGCTGACCTGATCGTTGGTTTGTGGGGCGGCCTGGAGCTTCAAGTCGACCCGTATTCGTCGGGTGACACCGGTGCTGTCATCGTGCGCGCGTTCCAGGATTTCGATGTGGCCGTGCGCCATGCCGAATCCTTCGCTGCCATGAAGGACGCCCTGACGGCGTAACCCGGAGGCCATTGACATGACACGCATTAAGATCCTGACCAACTGTCAGGCCGCTGGTGCGCATCAGGTTGCCGGTGCGGTTTTAACCGTACCGGCGGCTATTGATGCCGCCGAAGCCGACGCCCTGGTACGCATTGGTCGCGCCCGGTATCTGGACCAGGCACCGGCACAGCCGGTCGTCGAGGCCGAAGCAGTCACCGAAACCGTTGAAGAAACGGCGACGCCTGCTGAAGACACCGAGCAAAAACCGGCTACACCAGGCAAGTCGCGCAAAAAGGCTGACCGCTCATGATCGACGCCACCTTCGGTGATATTTATCTGGCTGATTTCGGGGTGTCGGCGCAAGCCGGTGCTCATACCGGAAAAGTCATTTTCGATACACCGGACAACATCAATTTTGATGGCATGGCGCAGGTCACTGAGTTCACCGCACTTTTTCGCACGGCTGATTTTCCGTTGTTACAGGTTGGCGGGTCGTTCACCGTCAATGGCACCGCTTACCGGGTGTTGGAAGTCTACCTTCTGGAGGATGGCCTGTTTTCACGGGCCAACCTGCAGAACATGGCCAAGCGCCCGTTAAGCAAAAACATCAGTTTGGATTAAGCCGCGCAAGCGGCATTTTTTTTGATTGGAGAATGACATGGGTATTGCTACCTCAGCAGGAACAACCTTCAAAATCTCAGCTGGCACACCGGCTACTTTTGACGGTACAGGCTACGCCGCACTGACTTACACAGCGGTTGGCGAAATTACCGACCTCGGCGAATTTGGCCGCGAATACGCACTGGTTACGCATCAGCCTGTTGGCTCGCGTGGCACGCGCAAATTCAAGGGCAGCTTCAATGAAGGCACTGTAACGCTCAATCTAGGTCTGGATACCGATGATGCTGGTCAGATCCTGTGCAAAACAGCCAGCATTTCTGATGCTGACTATTCATTTGTAGTCACAACTCAAAACGGCGACAAGTACTACTTCCAAGCCAAAGTTATGAGCTGGAAGGTTGGTATCGGTGGCGTTGATTCCATCACAACAGCAACTTGCACCCTTGAGCTAACAACTACCGGCGCTGGCGTTGGTGTTGTTGAAGTAATGGCTGCTTAACCTTAATGCCTCAAAAGGCAAAACCTGCACCGACTCGGCGCGGCGCTCATCCTTCGCGGGGTGAGGCCGCGCCGGGCACGGGCATTTCGTCTCCCGCGAAAGGACAAACAATGTTTGATATCTCAAATCTGGCCGTTAACGCCACCACCATCATTGAACTGGAAAACCCCAACGGCGAACCGCTCACGAATGCCGAAGGCGAAACCCTGAGCATTACCGCTTATGGCCCTGGCTCCAAGCAATACCAAAAAGCCCAGGGCGTGCGCAACCGCGCCATTCTGGATTACGTCCGCAAGGGCGGTAAAAAAATGAAAGACGACGAGCAGCGCGAACTTGATGCCGAGTTTTTGGCATCGTGCACCGTCAGCTTTAACGGGTTTGGCTACAAAGACCTGACCGGCTCAGAAATGTTTAAAGCCGCATACCTTGACCCGGCCATCGGCTTTATTGCCGATCAGGTCAATAAGGCCGTGGGTGACTGGGCAAATTTTACGAAGTAACTGGCGAAGACCTCAACCTATTCGCCCGGCAGCTGGGGTGGTTTCATGCCACCCCGAAGCCACTTGCATCAAAACAAAGCAAGCTGGAACCAGAGAAGCAGCAGAGCAGGGCAGAGAAGATTCAGGCCAACGGCGGCACACCGCTGATGCCAGATCTCGGACCTGCACAGTATCTGGCCAATTACTGGTTTGAGCTTGGGCTGGTCGGTAACGGCGCCATGGGGCCTGTTGCCATCAGCGCAACCGAATTGCTGGCCTGGCAACAGGGCAGCGGCGTCGAGCTGACGCCCTGGGAGTTTCGCGTCCTACGCGACATGTCCAGGGCGTACATCGCCTCAATGAATGCCGCAGAAAACCCCGAATGCCCGCCGCCATACGGCAAGCAGGTTGACGAGTTTGATCGCAGCGTTATCAGCAACAAAGTCAGCAACGCATTTAAATCTTTTTTACAGGTGAAACGATGAGCATGGGAACAGTCGGCACGCTCAATATCGACATGGCGGTCAATATCGCCAATCTGCATCGGGAAATGCAGGCGGCCCGCTCATCGGTAGAAAAGGCCATGGCGGGTATTCAACGCGCCACCGGATTGGCTGGCACAGCCTTTGCTGCCCTGGGTGTGACGTTATCTGTGGACGCCTTTGCTCGCTGGATTAAAGGCGCGATCAACATGGCCGACCAGGCTAACGAAATGTCGCAAAAGATTGGTGTTGCCGTCAAAGACATTGGCGGCTTGCAGCTGGCGTTTCAGCAGGGCGGGGTTGATGCGGACAGTATGCAGAAAGCCCTTTCCAAGCTATCGGTGGGCATTGTTGATGGCAATTCGGCGCTCAAAGCCATGGGCATTGCTACCCGCAACGCCGATGGCTCGTTGATGTCTACGCGCGATGTTATCGCCCAGGTAGCAGACCAATTTGCCGGTTATCAGGACGGTGTTGCAAAAACTGCTTTAGCTGTTGAATTATTTGGTAGGTCAGGTGCCGACCTTATCCCGGTGTTAAACGGTGGCAGCGCCGCCTTTGCCGAATTTGACGATTGGGCAAAGCGCCTTGGAATCTCCCTATCTGAGGAAACGGCTCAGGCGGCCGACAAGTTCAATGACACATTAGATCTATTACAAATAGGCACCCAAGGGATTGCTATGGGTATTGCCGCTGGATTATTGCCAACACTGCAAAGTCTTTCCGGCGAATTCTTGACCGTTATGTCTGACGGTCAGAACCTTCAAGTGATTATTGATTTTCTGGCGGGTAGCCTTAAGGTATTGGCAACCGGCGCCATTACTGCACTAGCATCGTTTAGAACACTTTCCGAATTTGGCCAAGCAACTTCTGCAAAAATCGCTGCCGTTTTAAATGGCGATTTTGAAGCAGCAAAACGTATTGGCGAAGGCTTTGAGCGTGCCTCAACTGAAATCTGGGCAAAGGCTGGCGATTCAATTGACAGGATCTGGAATCAAACCGGCAATTCGGCAGTATCCGCTATGGCCAGCATGGCTGCTGCCAGCAAGAAAGCCGCCCCTGAAATCGGCAAAGCCTCTGAAGAAGCAGCCCGTGCTGCCAAGAAACAGCGCGACGAATACGAAAAATCGGTTAAGGCAGCCGACGATCTGGTTAATGCCATCCGGTTTGAAACCGACACTCAGAAGATGAGCAACCTTGAAAAAGAGATTGCCATCAACCTACGTAAGCTAGAGCAGACTGGGCTACAACAGAACACCGAAGAATATCGCGCCTATGCCGAGGCAATCCGTCAGGCAACCATTGAAAACGAAGGCATTAAAGAGCGCATTCGTTTAGAGAAAGAAGCTGCCGACAAGCGCAAAAAGATTGAAGAAGACTATGCCCGTGAAGTCGAACAGATCAATTTCCAGATCGGGCAGAGCCTGACAGATGCGTTGATCAACGGTGGGCAGACCGCAAAAGAGTTCTTGATCAACATGTTCAAGACACTGATTTTGCGTCCGATCCTGCAGCCGATCATCACCAGCGGGACTGCCATGGTCATGTCGGCACTGGGTATGACCGCCAGCGGATCGGCCTCGGCCAATTCTGGCTCGCTGTCCAGCGTCTCGAATCTGGGCAGCCTGGCCAGCATGGCCTCATCGGTCAATAACGCCTATACCGCACTGACCTCGGCTACCCTGGGGGCGCTGGATTCCATCGCCGCTGGTGCCCAGGCCGCTACTTTTGCCGTCGGCGAAGGGCTGGCTAGCATGGGCTTTGAATCCGCTGGTGCTGCCGTCTTCAACTCGGCAGGCACCGTTGGCTTGGCTGCCCAGGGCGCGGCCGGCATTGGGGCTGGCACTCTGGCTGGCGAGTGGATCAGTAACGGAAAATCACTCATTGGCGGAAATTCGCTCTACACCACCGGCGGTGGTGCAGCCGCAGGCGCGGCCATCGGCACGGCCATCGTGCCCGGTGTCGGCACCTTTGTTGGTGGCCTGATCGGTGGCTTAGTCGGCGGCCTGGCGAATGCGGCGTTCGGATCTGGCGCCAAAAATTTTACAAGCACCAATATGAGCGGCACATGGACACCGAATGGCCTGGTCGGTGGGCAGCAATTTGCTAATTGGGAGAAAAAAGGCGGTTGGTTTAGTGGCGGCAGTTCTGGTCGCGACTATTCAGGAATGAATAGAGAGCTCGAAACCTATATGAGCAATGCTGTCATATCAGTTGCCAACGCAGCCAAAGGTTATGCAGATATTTTAGGGCTTAATGCTGAGTCAATTAGCAACATTACACATTACTTTGAAATCCCTGCAAACTCAGTTGAAGAGGTTACCAAATATCTTGAAATTGAACTCAAAGGTTATTCAGACCAATTAGCGTCAGCCCTATTGGCCGGCACCAGCTTTGGCAGAACTGGAGAATCAGCAAGTCAAACTCTCAGCCGCTTGGCGACTAGCTTAACAACCGTTAATACGACATTTGACACCCTGGGCTTAAAACTGCAGGAAACCAGCCTAGCTGGCGCCAATGTGGCCAGCGCCTTTATTGACATGATGGGCGGCATCGAAGCGTTTAATCAGGCCACCGACTTCTACTACCAGAACTACTACACCGAAGCCGAGCGAACTGCCAAAACCACCGAGAATCTCAGCGAGATTTTCAAGGCCATGAACCTGGAACTGCCATCCACCCGTGAGGCATTCCGGGCAATGGTCGAATCATCGCGGGCTGCCGGTAACGATGTGTTGCTGGCTAACCTGCTGAAACTGGCACCGGCGTTTGCCACAATCTCGACCGCTGCTGAAATTGCTGCCCAGAATGTATCAACCGCTGCACAGCGCATGTCGGCTCAGGTGCGGTTATATCAGACCACCGGCGATACCAACACCGCCAAATACCTGACCCGTGCGCAGGAACTGGCTGGTGCCGACGATGCCATGCGCGCATTGCTGACCAGCATTTATGCCGCCGAAGACGCGGCCGATGCCGCTGCCAAGGCGATTGCCGAAAAAGCAGCCATCGAACAGGCCGCCTATGAACAGGCGCAGGTTGTGTGGCAGGGGCAGGTTGATGCTTTGCAAAATGCCGTTAATGCCCAGCAAGCCTATGTTGCATCGCTGCAGGCCATGGCCAATGCGGCAAAGAGCTACGGCCGATCGCTGCGCCAGTACGCCGACAGCCTGATCGGTGGCGGCGCCGGTAACCTAAGCCCCGAAGCGCAACTCAAAGCGGCCGAAGAGCGCTTCCTGGCATTGCTCACTACCATCAGCAATAGCAGCGACCCTGAGGCCACGCAGTACGCCCTGGATAACTTCCAGCAAGCGGGTGATGCCTTTATTAAAGCATCGCAGGCGATGTATGGCTCGGCAGCACAAACCGATGCCGCCATCGCCATGGTTTATGGCGCGGCAGATAGCTTGGCCAACGTGTTTGGTGTAACAGCCCAGACCGAGGTAGACCCGCTGCTGAAACTCATTGCCGACAATACCGGCCTCGGTGGCCCGCTCGCCAAGCAGGTGCCTCTGAATACCGTCTTTGCCGATCTGGCTAAAACCCTGTCTGACAAGTTCGATGGTATCTTCGGTACCGGCACCAGCAGCTACCTTTACCAGATGGTCGTTGCCATCAAGAGCGTAGACGCAGCATCACAAACGCTTGCACGCTTGAATGCCCAGCTTGTAGAACTTAAAGGCTCGGCGCCGACTGCACCCACCACCAGCGGTGGCACTGGCGTCAACTCGGGTGGTACCACAACAGCACCAGAAGGCACCGTTGCCAATCGTGGCGCTATCAATGCCTACCTGGGCAATCTATCAAACATCCAATCCATATCAGCCTGGGAAACCAATTACGGGTCGGATTGGAGCAAAGTATTCAACTGGAAGACAGGAAGTACTTCGGACATTCTGAAGAACTTCTATCTACGTTTCATGGGCCGCCCAATTGACTCGTCCGGCCTGAACTTCTGGGGCGGTGCTGCAGCATCAATGGGCCTCGACCCGATGCTTGAGTCTCTGACCAAAATCATGAATGAACAGTTCGCAGCCGGTAATGAGGTCAGCACTGTGTTGAACGCACGATCGCGCGCTCAATTGATGAGCGCCATTGGCTATGACGAAGCGCGCTACCTACGATTGAACCCGGATGTTGCTGCAGCCGTACTGAAGGGCACCTATAAAACGGGTTTTGCGCACTTCCTAGAGAACG